TTAGTGAGGTGAGTTTATGGCTGAATTTAGTTGCATAGGAACAGGTGACGAACGATCCCAAAAGGAGTTATGGGGCATTATTGACGAATATAAAGACAAGTTTGACACAGATGAAGCAGGAGCTGAGCTTATATTTGTAGAATTGCTTAAACCAGAAAGACAAGCCAATGAATATTTAATTTCAATGTATAAGCAATGTATTAAAGAAAACAGGACAGTAGATAAAGTAATTAAATATGATTATGAGCTTAGGGATGATGTATTGTATTAAAAGCACTTACTAGAGACATAGTAGGTGCTTTTATTATGCTTAAATTGGAGGAAAGCATGGAAGAAAAGCTAAAGAAATATAAAGAGATATTAAATTTACAGAACTGGGATATACAAGTAATTGAGGAAGATTCGCTTGAAACTGAAGGCATGAGTAAAATTCTTTTCAATGATTATAAGGCCATAATTAAAATTAAAAGAGAATTATCAGATGTAGAAAAAGATAAGACACTAATACATGAATTATTACACTTAATCCATAGAGATGAATCGGATCTTATTTCAGATAATTTAAGAGACGAGGCTATAGCTTCTATGTACGAGAGATTTCATGAGAGATCTATTGAGCAGATGGCAAAAATTATTTACAAATTATGCAACTCATAATTAGAGTTGCTTTTATTATGCCCTTTTTTAGTATTGTTAGGGCATAAAGAAACAAGAACCCAAGACTGGCACTGACCAGTATAAAAAAGTATGGAGGTAATAGAAAATGGAATGGATTTTAAAACTTATTGAAAAACACACAAAAGATGGAGTGCTAAACCAAGAAGCACTAATGAAAGACATTAACAAAGAGTTTCCTAAAAATGCAGTACCAAAAGAGACTTACAATACACTATCAGAAACCAAGAAGAAGCTTGAAAAAGATATTGCAGATAGAGATGAGCAATTAGAAGATTTAAAAAAAGTTGATGCAGAAGGATTAAAAGCAAAAATTGAAACATTGCAATCAGAAAATAAGACATCAAAAGAGAAATACGAAAAAGAACTAAAGGATCTTCAACTAACTAATGCTATTAAATTATCTATAGCTGGCAAGGTACATGACGAAGAATTAGTTGCAGGGTTATTTGATAAAGAAAAATTAATTCTCCAAGATGATGGGACCGTAACAGGCTTAGATGACCAACTTAAAAACATACAAGAGAATAAAGCATTTTTATTTAAAGAAGAAGGTCCTGAAGGTACAGGGGGAAGTAAAGGAGGTGGACCTAAAGGACCAAAGGAACCATCACAAGATTCTGCAGATGATTTTTTTAATGTAATTATGGAAAACCAAGCAAAAAGAGAATAAGGAGGAATTTATAATGGGAGAAAAGTTTAAAATTAATTTACAATTTCACGCAACAGATACAGATTACTTGAAAGACAAT